ATCGGAAACGCGCGACGGGGGGTTTTTTGGTTTTGGTGGAACGAACCGGTTCGGTGTGCGGTTCGAACCCTCCCGATTCCCGAGCGCGTTATCGGCTACGATCGAGCGATGACGAACTCATTTAAGAATCGGATCGTGGGCATCGGGGCCGAAGATCCTGAGCAGCTTCTCGCGAACCCGGGAAACTTTCGCGCGCATCCGGGGCGTCAGCGTGAGGCCCTGATCGCGCTCCTCGATGAGGTCGGGTTCGTCGCGCCCGTGATCGTGAACCGAACGACAGGTCATCTCGTAGACGGTCATCTTCGCGTCGAGCTCGCGCTATCCCGCGACGAGAAGGCGATTCCCGTTTCCTACGTCGAACTCACGGAAGACGAAGAGAGGCTCGTCCTCGCGACGTACGACTCCGTCGGGGACCTCGCGTTCTCGGATAAGGATCGACTTCGCGAACTCCTCGATTCCGTATCCTCAAAAGAGGCGGCGGTTCAGATGCTCCTCTCATCCGTCGCAACGGAGGCAGGACTTCTCGCCGCAGTCGGAACGCCCGAGGCTAAACCCGATCACTCTGTTACGTGCCCTGCGTGCGGCGAAGTATTCTCTCCTCGGAAGTAACGATGGGAACGCGAGGACCTCAACCAAAACCTACGGCACTTCGAATCCTCGCGGGCGAAACGTCTCCGAGCGTGATCAACTATGCGGAGCCGATCCCTGAAGGCGGACCGCTCACTCCTCCGAAGGATCTTCGCGACGATGCTCGGGTCGTATGGGAGCAGGTCGTCCGCGCCCTCGGAAAGACGGGCGTCCTCACCTCCGCCGATCGGCATATCCTCCGCCTCTACTCCGAGGCGATGGCACGATACGTCGAGGCGGAGACGATGCTCTCGAAGACGGGCCCGCTCATTAAGGGTCGAGACGGGAACCTCGTAAAGAATCCTCTTCACCAGATCGTCCGCGATAATGCGGACGCGGTGAAGAAGTACGCCCGGGAGATGGGGCTCACGCCCGCGGCGCGGGTGGGCCTGAGAGGAGAGATCGATGAAAACGCGAACTCGGCGACGTCGAAGCTCGACGCCATCATCCGCGCAGCTCGCCGCGCCTAAGCCTGAAGGCGAAGTCGTCGCGGACTTTATCGAGTCATTCTGTCGCCTCTCGAAGGGCGACGGCGCAGGAGAACTAATCCGCCTCCGAGATTGGCAGAAGGAGATCCTCTCGGAACTCTTCTCGCATCGTGAGGATGGTCGCCGTAAGTATCGGCGCGGCCTTCTCTTAATGCCGAGAAAGAACGGGAAGTCCATCCTCGCCTCGGGCGTCGCGCTCTACTCACTCTTTACCGAAGTCGGAGCCGAGGTCGCGATCGTCGCAGGGGATAGGGCTCAAGCGCGGATCGTCTTCCGAGAGTGCGCGCGTATGGTGGAGCTCGATCCGAACCTCTCCCGAAAACTTCGCGTTATGCGCGACGTGATCGAGTACCCCGAGACGGGCTCCGTCCTTCGCGTGCTCTCGTCGGACGCTTCACGCGCGGAGGGTTACAACTTCTCGACCGTCATCTTCGACGAGATCCACGTTCAGCCCGACGATCGTCTATGGGCGACGGTAAACCTCGGATCGGGTACGCGAAAGAATCCTCTCGTCCTCGGCATCTCGACCGCGGGCGCGCGGACGGATTCACGAGGTCAGGACTCCATCTGCTATCGACTCTTTCAGTATGGGATGCGCCTTCAGTCGGGGGAGGTTCAGGACGACGCCTTCTTCTTCCGATACTTCCACGCATCCGAGGAGATCGCGTGGGATTCGCCCGAGGCGTGGGCCGCGGCGAACCCTGCGTTCGGAGACTTTCTCGACCCCGAGGACTTCGCCGCCGCCGCGAAGTCCATCCCGCGAGACGAGTTCGAGACGAAGCGTCTTAATCGTTGGATTCAGCGCGCGACCTCGTGGCTCCCGACGGGCTCCTTCGAGAGGCTCGAGTCTCCGCGCCGTCTCATCCCGGGCGAGAAGATCGTGGCGGCGTTTGACGGATCTTTCGACGGCGACGCATCGGTTCTCTGCGCCGCGACGCTCGATGGGCACGTCGAACCCCTTCTCTGCTACGAGCGTCCGATCGACGATCCTCATTGGCGCGTCGATATCTCCGAGGTAGAGGCGGCGATCCTCGAGCTCGCGAAGAAATACGAGATCGTCGAGCTCGCGGCGGACCCGTTCCGTTGGGCGAGGAGCCTCGAGATCCTCGAGCGCGAAGGTCTACGGGTCGTCCACTATCCGCAGAGTCCCTCCCGGATGGTCGCCTCGTCTCAAGCGTTCTTCGAATCCGTCACGCAGGGGACGCTCACGTGGGGCGGGGAGCCGAACCTCTCGAAGGCTCTCGTTCGGCATCTCGCGAATACGACCGTCAAGACGGATCGTTTCGGGCCGCGCATCGTCAAGGAGCATCGCGGATCTCCGCGAAAGATCGACCTCGCCGTCGCGGCGGTTATGGCATTGGATCGGGCGCGCTATTATGCGTCAGAGGCGGAGAAGCCGTCCCGAAGTGTGGAGTTTTTTAGCCTATGATTTCGAACGTCCTCGAACTTTCAGGCGTCGCCCTGCTACTCTATGCGGCGTACCTCGTTCATCCCGCGTCCATTATCGGACTCCTCGGGATCGCGCTAATCGTCATCGGATACGAGAGGGGTAAGAAGTGAGCATTATTCGCCGCGTCCTCGGAACGAATAAGGAGGAGCGAAACCTTAACGGGCTCGGGCTCATCCCTTCCGCCTTCGATCGCGTTCCGGGACTTAGCGCGCCTCTCGTAAACGAGAACTCCGTTCTCGGACTCTCGACCGCGTGGGCGTGCGTAACGATTCTCGCCGATATCATCTCAACACTCCCTCTCGATTCTTACGTTCGCGATAACGGTCAGCGTCGCCCGTATCGCCCCGGAGGATCTAAACCCGAATGGATGATTACACCGATCCCCGGATCTAATACGACGATTAACGAAACCATCTCCCAGATTACGGTCTCCCTTTATCTTTCGGGGAACGCCTATATCTTCGCACCTCGCGACCCCGACACTCTCGCGCCGTTGGAGGTCAGGGTCCTCGATCCTCGTTCGGTGGACGTGAAGTACGAAGGCCGCGACGTCATCTATACGATTCGCGGCGGCGCAGAGTCGCGACAATACGGACCCGAGACGATTATCCATATTCCATTAATCACGATTCCGGGTCAGGCGAAGGGCGTTAATCCGCTCGAAGCTTTACGGAATACTCTCGGCCTCGGAATGACGCTCGACTCTTCCGCCGCCTCGTTCTTCGCGACGGGTAGCACTCCGACGGGCATCATCGAGACGCCCGACACCTTGACGGCGGATCAGGTGAAGACGCTAAAGGAGGGATGGTTGCGCCATCATACGGGCGCGAACGCTCACACTCCGGGCGTCCTCTCAGGAGGCGCGACGTTTAAGGCTCTATCCTTCCGCCCTGAAGACGCGCAGCTCCTCGCCTCGCGCGAGTTCACGGTGAACGAGATCGCGCGCATCTTCCGAGTGCCGCCGCAGCTTCTCGCAGTCACGACTCCGGGCGCGATGTCGTACTCATCCGTCGTCGAACTGAATGCCGCCTTCGTCTCCTATACGCTACGACCGCTCGCGGAGAAGATCGAGCGCGCACTCTCTCTCCTTATTCCTCTCCCTGAAGCGTTCGCTCGTCTATCAATGGACGCTCTTCTCAGGGGCTCAACGCGCGATCGGTATGAATCAATGAGGATCGGCGTTTCCGAAGGTTGGCTCTCGATTTCTGACGTAAGGCGTCTAGAGGACCTCGCGCCGATTGACGACGCCTCCGCGAACGCATATCGTCAGCCGCTCGCTCAGGCCGACTCTGCGATCGCATCGGCGCAGCAAAAGGCGAACGTCTACTCCGCTCTCATCGGATCGGGGATGGACCCCGCAGAGGCTAAGAGGATCGCGAAACTATGACGTTCACGTCGCGTCACTACACAATCGGAACGGCGACGGTCGCGATCGGAACGGCATCCGCCAAGAATACGCACGAGCTCTCGATCTATAACGACTCTAATAAGTCAATCTTTCTCGGGGCGTCGGATGTGACGACGGCGAACGGATTCCATATTCCCGCGTCGTCGTTCCGAGAAGTGAAGATCGCGAACGGCGATATCCTTTACGCCGTTTCCCTTGATGTGGACGGCGAGGCCCACGTCTTCGATTTTCAGGTGGACCCGTGATCCTGATCTTCGATATCGACGGAACGCTTACGACGAGCGGCAATACTCCGAACGAACCCGTTATCGCGAGGCTCCGCGAAGAGGCCGAGAAGGGCGAGAGGATCTTTATCGTCTCAGGACGCGCCGTCGCCCGGTTGGACGAGACGAAGGCGTGGCTCGCAGAGAACGAGATCCCGTACGAGGCGATCTACCTTCAGGACTTCTCCGAAGATTCGAGCCTCCCCGTGATCGAAGCCTTTAAGGCGTTTAAGTATTCGAAGCTCCTCGAAGAGTTCGGCGATCAGATCGGCTACCTCGTGGACGACGACGCCGAGGCGCGAGATGCCGCCGAGGGAATGGGGATCGACGCCTACGGCCCCGAGGCGTTCGTCCGCCTCTCTGCCCGAGCGATCGATCCCGACGGCTACGAGCCCACGGCAGAGATGCGCGCCGAGGCGGAGAAGGGCCTCGAGTGGCGGCGAGAGTTCGGGCGTGGCGGTACGGAGATCGGGATCGCACGAGCTCGAGATATTTCGAACGGACGACGACTCCCCTACGAGACGGTCGTAAGGATGTCGTCTTACTTCGCGCGTCACGAAGTCGATAAGGAGGCGGAGGGATTCCGCCCGGGCGAAGACGGCTATCCGTCGAACGGTCGTATCGCGTGGGCTCTATGGTCGGGAGATAGCGGGATGGCGTGGGCATCGCGTATCATCCGTGAAGCGTCCGAAGAAGACGCGCAACGAAACGAAGGAGACGAGATGGCGATCGAGTTCCGACGCACAACGGCAGAACTACGAGCCGTGGACGAGGACGGGTTTACGTTCGAGGGTATGGCGGCAGTCTACGACTCGCCATCCGCGGAAGGCACGAACCCCGAGATCGTAAAGAAGGGCGCGTTCGCCCGCTCTCTCGCCGCCGCAGGGCGCGGAGAATGGGACGTGAAGGCATACGCCGATCATAATCCCGAGCGTCTCCTCGGCACGACGAAGACGGGAACCCTCGAGCTCGAGGATCGCGAGGACGGCCTCCTCGCCCGCATCCGCCTAAACCCGAACGTCTCGTTCCATCGCGACCTCGCAGAGATCGTCCGCACGATGGGAAAGTCCCTCGGGCTCTCCTTCGGGTTCTACTCCACGAACGCGAATAAGGTGAACGAGGACGGCGTCCGCGAACTTCGCGACGTGAAGCTCGTCGAGGTCTCCGCCCTTACGGGGCTCTCGCCCTACTATCCGTCCACAATCTCGACCGTATCCGTCCGATCCCTCGCCTCCGAGGCGGGCCTCGAGATCGAGCCTCTCCGCGCCGCGGTGAACGCGCTCCTCTCCGGGGACGTCTCTGAGGATCAGGCTCGCCTCCTCGCCGAGGCGATCGCCGCAGTCGTCGCCGAAGACGAGGCGGAGAAGGCGGAAGATATCGCCGAAGGCGAGGTCGTCGCCGAAGAGACTCCCGAGGAGATGATCGTCGAAGAGTCCGCGCCGCGCAGCGTCCCGCGATCCACGCGGGAGAAAGAGATCGAACTCGCGAAGCGCGCGCTACGATAACAAAACCGAAACGCTAAGGGCGAACGTCTAAGGGCGAAAGTACCGCACGAGTCGCGCCGCCGGGACGGGTGTTTAATAAAAAACAATAGTGAAGAAAGGGTGAAACTATGTCTGTCGTCAATCAGCTACACGACGCCTACCGACGCGATTTCGAGGCCGCTAAGGCTCTCGTTTCCCGCGCATCGGAAGAGGCTCGAGAACTTTCCGCAGAGGAAGAGGCTCAGTATTCCAAGCTAAACGAGGCTATGGATTCTAAGCTCGCGAAGATCGAGGACCTAAAGAAGGGCGAGGAGCGTTCAGCGAAGCTCTCCGCCGTGATCGGGGCCGTCGAAGTCGCAACTTCTAAGACGATCGAGAATGACGCCGACGCTCTTCGCGCCTTGATTAAGGGCGACAAGCGAACCGCTAACTTCGAGATGCGCGCACTCGCAACCGCAACCGCGACGACTCCCGTGACGTTCGCCGACTTCGTCGTCGAGCAGCTCGTGAACGACAACGTTGTATATGCGGGCGCAACGAAGATTCGCACAACCGATAACCGAAACATCACCGTTCCAATCCTCGCAGGTACGGCCCCGGCGGCGGCATTTGTCGCTCAGGGTGGCACGATCAGCGCGGCGGACCCGGTGTTCACTTCGATTACACTCGGATCGTTCGCAGCCGCTACCCTCACGCTCGCTTCACGCGAGCTCGTGGATAGCGCAGGGTTTAACCTCGTGGAGTACGTGGGACGAGCCGCAGGTGCTCAGATCGCGCAGCTCGCGGGTTCAGCCTGTACCCTCGGAACGGGAACGGTTCAGCCTACGGGCTTCATTTCCGCTCTCACGACCGCGGGCGCACTTACGACCGCAACGAAGGGCGGAACGGTCACGGCGACCTTCTTCGACCTCTTGGACGTTCAGACCGCACTCTACGCTTTGGCCCCTAAGTACCGCAACGCGAATACCGCGTGGCACGTATCAACGGGCGCAGCGCGAAAGATGCGCGGATTCCAAGATCTAAACGGTCAGTTCGTTTGGCAGGCGTCGCAGGCTGCGGGTCAGCCTGAAACCCTCCTCGGCTACCGCGTGATCGAGAATCCATATATGGCGGCGGTCGCTTCGGCCTCTAAGTCCGTGGCGATCGTTCACGAGCCTTCGATCTATATCCGCGAGGCAGGTTCTCTGTCCGTGGCTACGAGCGAGGATCGTTATTTCGAACTTAACTCGATCGGCATCCGATCGATCTATCAGTTCGACTCGAACCTCCCCGACGGCGCAGCGGGCCGAATCCTCGTCTCAGCGAATAGCTAAGACGGGCGGGTCGCCGTAAGGTAGACTCACGGAGAGGGTCCTCGGGGAAACCCGGGGGCCCTCTCCATTTATAGGAGCAGGAAAGGAGGACGGAGGCGATGGCACTTCGCGTAGCAGTCTCGACGAATGCCCCGTGGGTGGGCTCGGGATACGGTGCTCAAATGGCGGAGCTCGGACCGCGAATGAAGGCGGACGGGCACGACGTATCAATCCTCGCGAACTATGGACTCTCGGGAACCGTCCTTGATTGGAACGGGATCTCCGTTTATCCGCAGGGAATCGACGCCTATTCGAACGATCTTCATCCCGCGCAGATGGCGCGCATCCGGGAAGAGACGAAGGATCGTCCGTTTTTGGGGATGACGCTCTTCGACGTATGGCCTCTCAAGAATCCCGAATGGGATAACGTCCCTCTTCTTTCGTGGACGCCGATCGATCACTCGCCCGTCACTCCCGAAGTCCTTCAGTTCTTCCGTCGCGGCGGTCGTAAGTGGGCGGTCGCGATGAGCCGATTCGGAGAGACGGAACTTCTTAACGCGGGACTCCCGCGCGATCAGGTGTTCTATGCGCCTCACTCATTTAATCCCGAGGTATGGCGACCCGAAGGCGAGACGATGCGTAAGACGATGAGCATCCCGGAGGACGCGCATCTCACGTGGATCAACGCCGCGAATAAGGGCTCCACCCCGGTTCGGAAGTGTTGGAGCGAGCAGCTTACGGCGTGGGCAATCTTCGCCGCGCGTCATCCCGACGCATATCTTTATCTTCATACGGATCTCTCGGGGATGGCGCAGGGCGTCGCGCTCGAGCCGCTAATGAACGCGCTCAAGATGCCGCGAGATCGAATCCGTATCGTTCCCCAATACGAATACAGAATGGGCATTGATCAAAAGACAGTCTCGAATATTGCGCGCTCCGCGGACGTTCTCCTTCACGCAACGCGAGGAGAGGGCTTCGGGGTGAGTCAGATCGAATCCCTCGCCTCGGGAGTCCCGATCGTCTCGACGAGGTGGACGGCTATGACGGAACTATGCGGCGCAGGGTGGCTCGTAGAGGGTCAGGTCGAATGGGACTCGTTTCAGGGCTCGTGGTGGAAGGTCCCGAATATCGACGCGATCGTCGCCGCGCTCGAGGCCTCGTACGCCCTGAAGGGCGATACGGAGGGCTCCGCCGCGATGAAGGCTCAGGCCGTCTCGTTCGCCGAGCAGTACGCAACGCCCCGGGTATACGATGAGCATTGGAAGGCGATCTTCGAACGGATGGAGGTCGAGCTTAAGAAACCCGTCCCGACGGGCGGGGTGAATCGGGAGGAGCGGCGAAAGGCCCTCCGAAAGGGGAAGAAGTGAGCGAAGTAACGGTTATCACTGCATCGCTCCCGGATCGATCGTCGCAGCGCGAAGAATGTATTCGCAGCGTAGCGGCGCAGATTATTAAACCTGCGGACCATCTGATCGCGATTGACTATCAAAAGATCGGAGGGTGGCGGCCTCGGAACGTCCTCGCCTCGCAGGTCGAGACGGAGTGGACGCAGCTCCTCGATGACGACGATCTCCTTCTTCCGAATCATCTCGAGACGATGCTCGATCACGCCGAAGGCGCGGACGTCGTCTACTCCTACGCGACGGTTATCGGAGATCCTGCGTTTAATCTTTATAACCGTCCCTTCGATCCCGATCTCCTGCGAACGACTTCGATCGTCTCGCACGTCGCGATGGTGCGAACGGAACTCATCCTCGATCTCGGCGGGTTCGATAACGTCAAGGGCTACGATTGGCGTTTCTGGGTTAAGGCTCTCGATGCCGGGGCGAAGTTCGTCTCCGTTCCCGACGTAACGTGGATCTATCGTCTCAACCCTGAATGGGTTCACGAATCCCGTCCGTGAGGCGCGCAGTCATCCTCGCCGCGGGTAAGGCGACTCGTCTCGGCGGTACGAATAAACTTCTCGTAGAGGCGGGCGGCGTCCCCGCGCATCGTTGGCACGAGAGGCTCCTCCGAGGCATCCCGACGACGATCGTCACGAGAACGGATGACGTGAAGGCAGTCGCCGAGGCTACTCCGTGGGCGAGGGTCATCGCGCACGATGAGACGGACGGACCCGTCGGAGCCCTGCGCGCCTACCTCTCGATTACGCGATGGCCCGCGGAGGAGACGATCGTCCTCTTCGCAGATACCCTCCTCGCCCCGCAACCTCTCCCCGAGGGCTCGTGGGTAGGGGTCGCCCCTGCGCCCGCTCGCACGTGGGATCTCCCGTCACGGTGGGGATGGACGCGAGGGAAACCCTATCTCGCAGTCTGCGTGGGGATCTACGCCTTCGCCTACCCGGAGCGTCTATATGCGGCGATCCGCGCGATGGCGATCGGACCCGAGGTCCCGTTCTCTGATCTCCTCCAACGCTACGCCTCCGATACGCAGCTCCATCAAAACACCGTCCGAGGGTGGCACGATGCGGGAGATCCTGCGGCGATCGCCGCTGTCCCCGACTTCGAGAACGTGCTCTCCGAAGATCCGCCGAAGTCCGACGTCGTGGGATGGGTCGAGACGGCACTCACGAGGTAAGATAACCGCGCGCGACCGCGCGAAGAGAAGGAGATACCGTGGCGATTACGAACGGATACGTTACGCGGGACAACGTCCAACAGGCCCTCGGGCTCGGGACGGCTACGCTCGTCCCTGATTCCGAAGAGATCGATCAGGTCGTCACGAGCGTTTCTCGCGCGATCGATGATTATTGCGGACGCTTCTTTTACTCCGTCGCAGGGACCGTCACGTTTACCGCGGATAACTATCTCTTTCTCCCGATTGGAGATTGGAGCGTGGTTACTTCGATTAAGACGGACGAAGACAATGACGGGACGCCTGAGATCACGCTCACGGCGGGAACGGATTATCGCCTCGCGACGAATAAGGTCGTCCCCGGATGGCCCTATACCGCGATTCAGATTACGAGCTTCGGTTCTCATACCCTCCCGCTCGGCGTCACGGAGGGCGTACAGGTGATCGGGACGAGAGGTTGGGGCGGAAGCGTCCCCGAGCCCGTGAAGGCCGCCGCGCTCCTACAATGCTCACGAATCCACGCGAGACGTCAGTCGCCCTACGGGGTCGCCGGGTCACCTGAAGGCGGCATCGTACGCCTCCTCTCGCGCCTCGATCCTGACGTGGAACTAATGCTCCGCCCGTATCGAGTCATCCGCGAGGCGGTCTAATGGCGTTCGACGACGCGACGATCCTCGAGGCTCTCGCGGCGCATATTAAGGCGGCGACTCCGCCTACGGGCGAAACCCTGAAGCAGTCCTTCGCCTACCCTCCCGACGGGATGGGCGCGACCCCTGCGGTCGTCCTCTACCCGGGCGGCGACTCCATCGCCTACGGGGCCTCGAATCGGCAGACGAACCTCTCCGTTACGGCGACGCTTTATCTCCCGCTCGTGGAGTACGCGCGGAACTATGCGAGGACGGCGAAGTGGCGCGCCTTTATGCGCGACGTCCTTCTCGACGGCGTCCAACTTAACGGGACTAATGGAGTCTCTCAGGCGTCCGTCGTCTCGACTAATGTAGACTCGTCCGAGTACGGGGACGCCTCGTTTATCATCGTGAACGCTAATATTCAGATCATCGGGGTCGAGGTTATCGCCCCGTCCGCATAAAGAAGGAGAGTAGACGTGCCGGCAGCTAATACGGGCTCCATCCTATTCGCGTCCCTCATTGGTAAGGCCGAGGGAACCGCGGGGACTTCTCCTTCGTTCGCTTCGGGCGGACGGAAGTTTCTCGTCGAGCCTACGGGCCTCATTACTCTCGGGAAGACGTGGGAGCTTGGCGAGGAGCGATCCATCGCCTACCGCGCGCCTATCATCGCAACTCAGGCGACGCTCATTTCTAACGAGCCTGAGATCTCCGTCTCCGTCCCTGCGGTATCCGTAGACGAGGCGTCAATCTGGCTCGGGATGGCGTTCTCTCCTTCGATCTCCGGGACTGCGGCCCCGTATACGTGGACGACGGACCCTTCGAACGGAAGCGCATCGCAGTCTCCGACTTCTTATTCGTTCATCTCGCAGGACGCGCTCGGCGGGACGACGACGGGCGGTAACGCCTACCTCATTAACTACGCGATGCCAACGGAGATCACGATCTCCGCGGAACGCTCAGGACTAACCTCTCTCAGCGCGACGCTCTTCGCGCAGAACGTCGCCGAGACGACGACGAACCCTGCGGCGTCTACCGCGATCCCGACGTCCGTCTTTATGCCGGGGCGACTATGGAAGGTCGCGATCGGAACCGCACTCGCGACGGGAACTTTCACCGATTACGGGTACGCCCTCGACTTCGGGCTCACGATTCAGACGGGCCTCGCGAAGTGGAGCGCGCTCAACGGAACCGCGACGATCTCGGGTCACGCAGAGACGGCGCGTCTCGGCGGTGAGCTTACGATGACGGTTCAATCCAACGCTTCAGCATCCGACGAGTTCTTTAAGGATCTCGGAACGCAGAAGTTTATCCGTCTCACGTGGACGGACGGAACGTATTCCCTCACGATCTACCTCTCGACCGTCGTCTCAGAGGTAACTCCTATCGCAGGTGAAGACGAAGGCATTACGACGATGACGGTCACGGCACGAATCGCAACAGATCCCGTGAGCCTGAAGCCGTTTAAGGTTGTGGCAGTCAATAGCGTGAGCGCGCTCCCGTAAGTTCTTCGGGAGGCGAGAAGAAGGAGGCAACGTGAGCGAAGTACGCGCAGATCGTAAGATCAGGATCGAACTAACCGCGCCATTTGACGGATGGTGGGCGGAGATGAGACTCCACGTCCCGTTCAGGCTCGCAGTAATGCTCGAGTCTGATTCTCCGACGGATCGCGTGAACGCGATTAAGTCGATCATCGTCGCGCACAACTTCCGCGAAGAGGTGGGATACGAAGATCCAATCGAGGACGTTCTCCTCGCCCCGGATGATGCGATCTCGCAGCTCCTCGAGAAGTGGGGAGCACTAAAGGCGGCCCTCCCTTCCGCGTAAGGCGGGCGGCGCAACTGATCGCCCTCGGGCGACCCGTTCGTCCTCCCGCAGAAGTCGTCGCGGTGGTCCTCGCAGAGAAGTGGGGAGTCACACCCGCTACAATCCTCGAGATGGATTTCGGGGACGTCCTAAGATGGTGGACGATTGTCTCCGATCTCAGTAAGACGAAGGAGAGATAGTGGCCGCATCATCCCGCGTCGATATCACGATCTCGAAGGAGACGCTCGAGCAGATCTCAGGGCTCTCCCTCGCCCTCGCCGCAGGGTTCGACGAGAAGAGGATCGATAAGGCTCTCTCCGCCGCCGCCCTCTACGCGGCGAAGGGTCAGGTTAAACCCGTGAAGAATGCCGCGCCCTCGAAGACGGGACGCCTCCGTCGCGCGATTTGGGCGAATCCCGTGATGAAGAATAAACCCGGAGCCTACGTCGGGATCAGGGCGGGTAAGTCCCGCGCCGATACGAAGGGCGCATATTACCGCTACGTCGTCACGTCGGGGATTAAGCGCGTCCCGTACGCCATCACGCCGAACCGCAGGTCGGGAGCTCAGGCCCTCAATATCCCGGGCATCGGGTATCGCCTCTCGGCGACGCGCACGTCTCCCGTTAAGGGTCGCCCGTTCGTCGAGGAGACGGTGAGCCGCAACTTCGACACAATCCTACGAATGTTCGGCGATGCTCTGACGTCTATTATCGAGCGCGGTATCCCGAAACGCGGCGGAGTTCGCGTTCGACTCCCGAAGCCGAGGTAACGAATGGGCTCATCCGCTCAGGTCACGTTCGCATTTCTCGCGAAAGACGCGGCGTCCGCAACTATCCGCGGGCTCTCGAAGTCAATCTCGGGACTCGGGAAAGTCGCGTCAGGAGTGGGAGGCATCCTTAAGACGGGGCTAAAGGTCGGGATCGCGGCGATCGTGGGCGCGGTCGCGGGCGCAGGGGCCGCCCTCGCAGCCTTCACGAAGGGCGCGATCGAGGACGAGGCAGCTCAGTCAAAACTCGTCGCAGTCCTTAAGGCGCGCGGCATCGCCACGAAGGAGAATCTCGCGGCGACGGAGGAGTCGATTAAGGCAGGAGCGAAGCTCGCGTTCACGGACGATCAGGTGCGCGCGGGGCTCGCAACCGCGACGCAGTTCACGAATAACTTCTCAAAGGCTCAGAAGATCCTCGCCGTTTCGCAGGATCTCGCCCGGGCGAAGAATATCTCTCTCGAGAAGGCGACCCTCCTCGTCGGGCGCGCCTACGACGGAAATACGACGGGTCTCTCCCGAATGGGCGTCGCGCTCGAGAAGGGCGCGAAAGGTACGAAGGCACTCGACGCCGTAACGGCGAAGTTCGGGGGCTCGGCGGGTGCGTATACGGAGACGACCGCGGGCGGTATCGAGGCCCTTACGATTCAGCTCGCCGAGGCGGGCGAGTCCATCGGGCAG